TGCATGGCCTGTAGTTGGTATCTGGTTGACTTCCATGGGTGTGTCTACAATGGCATTTAACCTCAATGGTTTCAACTTCAACCAGTCTGTCTTGGATGCAAACGGTAAAGTTCTCCCTACTTGGGCAGACGTTGTTAACCGTGCTGGTCTAGGCATGGAAGTAATGCACGAGCGTAATGCTCACAACTTCCCTCTGGATCTTGCTGCTGCTGAAAGCACTCCTGTTGCTCTTACTGCACCTGCTATCGGTTAATATGATTGATGGTAGTCTTAGCCCCGTCACATATGTGGCGGGGTTTTTTATAGGAATTCTTACTCTTGTATTGCCTATACTCTGTGTGTTACTCTTATGATAAGTTCTAATACACCACCTATTATCGCCATGATCATTCGTGATACTTGGCCTCAATTATTTTGGTTAAAAGACATTAAAAAAGATTTGAAAGTTTCTAAGGTAAATAAAAATGGTAGCGTCAACATTAGTACAACAACGACAGACGAGGGGGTGGTTTGATGTCCTTGATGACTGGCTTAAACGAGATCGCTTTGTCTTTGTGGGTTGGTCTGGATTACTTCTTTTTCCCACTGCTTATCTTGCAATTGGTGGCTGGCTTACGGGCACAACATTTGTCACAAGTTGGTACACCCACGGACTCGCAAGTAGTTACCTTGAGGGTGCTAATTTTCTTACAGCGGCAGTGTCAACGCCTGCTGATGCTATGGGTCATTCTCTTCTTCTACTTTGGGGTCCTGAGTCTCAGGGGGACTTCATCAGGTGGTGTCAACTTGGGGGACTCTGGAATTTTGTGGCGCTCCACGGAGCATTTGCTCTAATTGGTTTTATGCTGAGACAATTTGAGATTAGTCGTCTCGTAGGGATTAGACCGTACAATGCTATCGCCTTTTCTGGTCCGATTGCTGTCTTTACTTCTGTTTTTCTCATTTATCCTCTCGGACAATCCTCGTGGTTCTTTGCGCCGAGTTTCGGTGTCGCGGCGATATTCCGCTTCCTTCTCTTCCTCCAAGGTTTTCATAACTGGACGCTCAATCCCTTCCATATGATGGGTGTTGCTGGTATTCTTGGTGGAGCACTCCTCTCTGCAATTCATGGAGTGACTGTAGAAAATACATTATTCCAAGATGGTCAACAATCAAATACATTCAAAGCATTTGAACCTACTCAAGAAGAAGAAACCTATTCAATGGTTACAGCAAACCGCTACTGGTCTCAGATCTTTGGTATTGCGTTTAGTAATAAGAGGTGGTTGCATTTCTTTATGCTCTTTGTTCCTGTTATGGGTCTGTGGACAAGTTCCATCGGTATTATTGGTCTTGCTCTCAACCTTCGTGCTTATGACTTTGTATCCCAAGAGATCAGAGCAGCAGAAGACCCAGAGTTTGAAACCTTCTACACAAAAAACATTCTATTGAATGAAGGTCTTCGTGCATGGATGGCACCAGTAGATCAACCACATGAATCGTTTGTATTCCCTGAAGAAGTTCTTCCTCGTGGTAACGCACTCTAAATATAAAAAAGTTCCTTTATAATTATGTCTTGTAACTTAAGAGAAAAAACAATATCCGCTTTGCGTAACGATGCAATCGGTAAGATCAGTAAAGCAAAGGTAAACATTGAAATCTATCTGCATAATCCTGTAGGTATTGGTGAACATTCAGATGTTCTAGGTGCAATCCAAGATCAAATTGATTTGATTGCTAAGGAAGAGGAACGTCTTGAAGTGCTGGACAAACACTTCGGACCATGATATAATGAGGGGGTCAAACGACCCTCTTTTTTATGGAGATTATTGCGTATACATCTAAGGGATGTTTTTACTGTGATCAATTAAAGCTCTTGTTCCAAAGAGCAGATTTAGAATACACATCAATCTTAGTTGATGATGGTCCTGAGTATAATAAAGGATCTACCATGTCTAGGAATGAGTTTAAGCAGAAGTATCCCAATGCTGTAGGGTTTCCTCATGTTATTATTGATGGAGAACAGTATGGAGGTCTGGTAAATACTGCAAAATATCTAGTGAAAAATGGTTATGTCTCGCAAAAACGATGAACCTCTTAACATAAATAAAGGCATAGAGCTCATGTTAAGGAGGGCTAAACCGAGCGAATCCACGCTCAAACCTAAGAGGGGTTTGGGTATTAACAATTCATTCACCCTCCTCAAACATAAGTTTTATTTCAACTTAGAACTGAGGTGGGAACGTAGGTAAACCACTAAGGAGTTGAAAGATGGAAACAGCAACAATCCTATTTTTCTCGGCAACTGCATCATTCATGTTTTTATGTGTCGGGATTGTCGCAGGGTGGACAGTCAAAGATTTCGTTCATGATTACTTCTACTCTAGAGATGAAGTACAGGCAATGCATCCTGAAATGTACGATGATGATGGTATGATTATTAATGAAGAACTATTATCCGTGAGATTTATTGAGGAAAACGAAGATGAAACTTTTGATGCATGAGGTACTTCAAAAAGTATCAAACGCAAAGACCAAAGCAGAAAAGATTAAACTCCTTAAGGAATTTAATACCCAAGCATTGAGATCGTTATTGATTATCAATTTTGATGAATCTATTATTAGTATGCTCCCAGATGGTGAACCACCATTCAAAAAGAATGAATCACCCGATGGAACAGATCATACTGTTCTAGAAAAAGAAGCACGTATCCTTCACCACTTCTTTAAGGGTGGATCTAGTATCTCAAAAACAAAAAGAGAAACTATGTTCATTCAAATGTTAGAAGGTCTCAGTGAAGGTGAGGCAAATGTTTTGATTCTTGCCAAGGATAAGAAACTTGGCAAGCGTTGGAAGATTACCAAACAATGTGTAGAAGAAGCTTTCCCACAGATCAAGTGGGGAGGTCGGTCCTGATGGGTAAAGGATGTAGAGTTTTACACAAAGATTGTGACCCAACCTTGGGTCAAGATAAATCTCTGCCATACACCGCTTATATGGTAGAGTACCTAGAAGGTGGTCTTACAAAATTTGATATTGTATCTGCCAGTAAACAAGTAGATATTTTTGATGAGTATTGGGACAAGTACCACCAAGATTTTAAGAACATGACCCAGACAGAGGGTAGGGTTAACCCAAAAATGTGGAACCCTAAGAAAAAATAAACTGTATCATAGGATACAATTGACATACTATACATAGTATGGTATACTAATACCATCGTTCATCCTATGTTAGCGACACTGCTAGCGATGACCATTGCACATCATAATGATGGGTCACCCTATGGGTGGCACATGACTTGTGAAAGGTTCTTACAGAAACGAATTGAAATCCTTATGGATGACAATTTTGATCGTAGGTCTAAATATAACTTGATAAGTTACTTTAGATCTAAGGTAGAAGGTCAATGCAATCAGACTCTAACTTAGGACGCAAGTAAGTCGCGGAACGGAGCGTTCATCCCATGGTAGAACTATTACTCTATGCAACCATGACCTGTGCAGATGCTGATCAACTAATGTTCAGGATTAAAGCACAGAAACATCTTGAACCTAAAATTCAAGTTGAATTAGTTGAGACTATTAAGGACTCTGTACCAGAGTGTGACTACTACTGGGACGCAAACGACTAAAGGAACGGGCCTAAAAATCCAACTACTTTAGGAGTAAAAAGATGAATACACTTACACTCATCAAAAAGCAGATTCAAAAGCAATCTGCACTTCACGACGCACAGATCACTCACACTGCATATCGTGGTGTTAAGTGTTCAGTTCGTAAACCAGTAGAAGAGGCTCATGGCACCTTCTGCTATCGTGGTCGCACCTACACCAAGTGAGGTAACTATGGAAGCACTAACTATTGTCGGACTCACGTCCTTAGGTTGTGTTGCATTCATTGGTATGATCTATGGTGAACTTCTTCTATTAGAGAGGGGGTAAGGATGCTGAAGATCAGACTTGAATATGATCTTCCAGAATACGATCCTTTGAAGCACGATCCAGATAAAACCTTTGCGTTTTTGACTTATCGTGGCGTACATTATGCCAAGTGGGTCAATTTAAAAGTGAATTTTGGTTTGCACAACTGGAAAGTCAGATGAGAGGTTAACACCTCTCTTTTTTTATGAGTATATGTTCGTAGGCAATAATTTTCATTGCAATAAATGGTATAATAGCGTACAACTTGTTAAATAGTAATAGAATTATGCGAGGTGAACCAATGAACCAAACCCCCTCCCTACATTATGAAGACCAACGAAAAGGAGGTTACGACCAATGCACAATCTGTTATCACGCTCACAATTAGATGAGTGGCGACATTTTGAAGATACTCTAGACGATTTAAGTTTAGAAGAACAAAATTTAAATGACTACTACGAATGTTTAATTGAATGTGATTCATTAAACCAATCGCAGTGTAAAAAGATTTGCAGGAGGATGTTATTGTAAACCGAATGCGAGGGGGGTTGACCCCCTCTTTTTTTGTGTTATAATACAATCAGGTTGCCCCTATAAATATATGGATAGAGAGAAAATGAAACTCGTCGTTAAAAATTTAAAGTCTTTGGTCAATGCACTAGAGAGTGAAGTATATTCAGATGTGGATGCTTATAAAAAACCTGTAGGCAATCCTGAGTTTGGATTTTATGAGGGTAGCGATGACGACGATGGATATGCAGACTGATTGGCTTTACAATGATAGCCGTATGGAATTAAGAGAAGCAGCACTACGTGTTTTGCTAGCAAGATTTGGTCGCCAGATAAAAGAAAATGGTGAACCAAAGTACTCATCGGAATCAATTTATTCTTGTGCTCATGACTGGGTTTCTCAAGGAAATGTCAGAACAGATGGCATTGTAAAATACTACCTAGCATACTACGAAAATAAATGAGGTTCAAAGATACAATTAAAGTGGCGAAACAAGCAATTAAGCTTGCGGATAAGAATCCAATGCTGTATACTGATGAGGAAGTCCATTACATGAGGTTGTCACTTCGTGCTGCCAAAGAAGGACTCAAACGTAAACGTGAAATGAATAGTAAAGGATTTAAGGATGAATCAACAACAGGGATCAGTCCGTCTGGTGACAGTGACACCAGAAGCGGAAAAGACAATGGGATACGTGGCAAGGGTAAGCAATCCAAGCAATCAGGAAAATCCTAAGGTCGCTGGTCTACTAAAATACTGCATCAAACATCAGCATTGGTCTGTGTTTGAGCAAGCACATATGACTGTGGAAATCTCTACCACGAGGGGTCTGTGCGCTCAAATTTTGAGGCACCGTTCGTTCACATATCAAGAGTTTTCCCAACGCTATGCTGATTCTTCCCTACTCTCGGAGACGATCCCTCTACCTGAACTACGCAGGCAAGACACCAAGAATCGTCAGAATTCTATTGATGATATTGATCCGTTTACAAGACAAGAATTCCAGATCAAAATGCAACGGCACTTTGAAGAAGGAATGAAATTGTATCAGGAAATGCTTGATGCATCAATTGCAAAGGAGTGTGCTCGTTTTGTACTTCCTTTAGCAGTACCCACAAAAATCTACATGACAGGATCAGTCAGGTCATGGATCCATTATATTAATCTGAGGACTGCTAACGGTACTCAGAAAGAACACATGGATATTGCAGAACAATGTCGTGATGTTTTTGTTGAACAGTTCCCTATTTGTGCGGAGGCACTTGAATGGTCATGAAACCTATTACCGTAGAAGATTATCAAGAATACAGTGGCGAGTTCTTTGATAAATATTTTTTCATCGCCAGAGAACTTGGTGAAGATGCTAGAGCAGAAGACATCCTCAAGGTAATGGAAGCATTGTCTGGGGTTGTTATGCTTAAGCGTAAAGAAAGTAAGACAAGTGGTCCTATGGGATTCAATAAAACTACTGAGGAGGTGGAAGAAAATGCCGACGTATCCAGTTAAAAATTTGAAGACGGGAGAGACCCAAGAACTTCACATGACCATGAAAGAATACATGACATGGAAGGAAGAGAATCCTGACTGGGATAAAGATTGGTCTAAAGGTTGTGCTGGTGCTGGTGAAACTGGTGACTGGCGTGATAAAATGTCCAAGACACATCCTGGTTGGAAGGATGTAATGTCCAAAGTAAAAGAGGCACCTGGTTACGGGATGTCTACCAAACATAAAGATGGGTATC